TTCATGTGTCATGAAGTTCTGCGTGCCGGGCGCAATCGTGTCCACCGGCTTCAATCCGCCCGGCGTGTACCGATAGACTTGGCCCGATTGGAACTCCTGCGTCGCGTTCCCGCCAATGATCCCCAGCGCTCGCCCGCTGGTGATATTCAGAATTTTGTCGGCCGGCTTCATCGCCGCGCGCTGCCGCGCCGCGCCCGTCACCAGCCGGTTGCGCGCCTCCCGGTAACTCTCGCCCGCTTCGCCCGAATGCGGACTCGCGCCCGGCGGCTTTTGGTCCGGATTGCGCATCAGCGCGTTGATGTCTTTCTGCGCCTCGGCTACCGTGCGCCCCTCGTGTCCGCCCAACTTCCAGGGCTCCAGCCACGGTTGTGGCGCGGCTTTTTCGTTCACCGCCTGGCCGGTTTGCTGCGAGCGATCGTTCGGCGCATGGAACACCTGCACGTCCGCCGGCACCTTCGCCTTGAGCGCCGCGGCGTCGGCTTTACCCTGTTCGGTCAGCGGCAAATCCGCCGACCCGGTTACTCGCCGAGTATGTGCGCCCTCACCCGCGGCAACAGATTCAGGTGCACCACCAGCAGGTCCGCCTCCTCCCGGTCCTTCAGGTCCACGTACCACTCCCGGTTGGTTCCCTTTCGGTATAGCTGGCGCGCCTCCAGCACCTGCCGCAACGGTTTCTCTCCCGGCGCCCGGATTTCCACTGTCACCATGGGTTACCTCCGCGGCCGCCGCGCCGCCGGTTGCGGAATTGGATGGCTGGCCGGCCGGTCCGGATTGGTGGCCCGGTTCAGCCGGTCGAGCAGGCTGCCCTGCGGCTGTCTGTTCATCGAGGGCGCCTTGCCCGCTCTCGCCGGCGCCTTGCTTCGCTTCGGGTGATTCGGAAACATGCGGTTGCTCCTTCTGCTCCATCCGCAACGCCGCCTCGCGTTGTGGGTTCCTGATTTCTTGGCCGGTGCTGTTGTATTCGGCGGCTGGCGCCGGTTTGCTCTCGGACCAGTCCGCGACGCGCTTCTCGTAAGCCTCGCGCACTCTGTTCTGGAATTCGGTGCCGCCCGCGTGAATCAGCGGCAGCACAGTGCCCAGTGTTTGGCCTACCAGCTCTCCGGCTGTCCCCGTGGACGGGTTCTTCTTGTACGCTTGGTACCGCTGCGGAAGATCCCGTGCCATCATCGTGCTGAAGGCAGCCGTCACTCCGGCTTTAACCGCCGGACCGCCCATTTCTCCCGTCAGAGCTGTTGCCGTCCCTATCGGGGTATAGAGAAAATCGATGGCCTGCGGAATGATCTTGCTGACGTGGAACAGAAACTCCGCCGTCTTTTCGGCGCCTGGCGGTAGATGGTTCCGTTGGATTCCCAGATCGTCGACCAGATTCCCCGCGCTTTGGCCGGCCCGGTCCCAGATCTCGCTCATGGTGCTGCCGCCCGCCGCCTTCACAGCGTGCGTGTTCGCCGCTTCCCACCCCTTCTGGGCAACGCTCTTCGTCACGTCCCACGTCTTGGCCAGCCACGAATGCTCCGGCGCTTGCAGCGGAGCCGGCACCGGCCGCGTCGCCCGCTCCGCGATTGCGCGGGCCGAATTCGTGGCCTCTTGCACCACCTGGTCCGGTTGCGGAAGCTGCTGCGAAGGCTTTGGCGGGTTGACCTGATCGAAGATGTCCCCGGTCGCCGCCGCCGGCTGTCCATTTCCGGGGTTAACCTGGTCAAAGATGTCGGGCACGGTTAAAACTCCCAGCCGTCTGCCGCTGCGAGCTTTCGCGCCTTGGCATTGTCGCCGCCGGCGCGCTGTACGTAGTGCGAAACAAGCGCCTTATTGGTCAGTTTGCCGCGTGTTTTTGGCGGCTTCTGCTCTTGTGTCTGCCCCGCCCGCGTTGGCACTCCGCTCGCCGGCCCGGTCTTGCCGCCTGTCGTGCCGCCCTGCTGGTCGCCGCCGAATTCTCCCCAACCGAATCGTTGCCGAATGGCCTTCTGTCTCTCCTGCAACCGGCTTACGGCGGTGCCGGCATCCTCGATCTTTTGCGAGTATGTCTTACGCCGCGCGTCGGACATCGTGACTTCCTTGCCGGTCTCCGGGTCAATCACGGTGGTCCCGTTCTTCTCCTTCACGGCCGCGCCCCACGCGTTGCGACGGTCGTGCTGTTTCTGCTCCAGCTCTTGCAGCGCGTCCTGCTGTCGCTGCCCCTGGTCCATTTCGCGCTGATTGAATCTGCCCTGCACATCGGCCTGGCCAGGCGTCGGCCCGCCGGCGCGAGACGCGTCCGGATCTTTCTTTTTCGGTCCAAGCTGCTCGCCCGCGCCCAGCGTCGTCCAGTCCTTTCCGTTCCACTTCTGTGGTACGCCATCCTCGCCGATCCGCGTCACATTCACCTTGCCAGCGTCATCCGTGAAACGGTTGTAAGTGAACTTATCCGGCTTCTCCGCAGTGGTTCCCTTTTTGAATGCGTCGGAAACCACCTCATGCGGCAGCTTCACCCCGACAAGAGCGTCTTCCGGCAGCCCCGCATGTTTCGCCGCCGCGCGTGCCAGCGAGTCCGGCAGCGTCCAGCCCTCGGCATCCTGTACGGCGGCCGTCTGGCGCGTCTTCTCCCGCAGTGCCTGCTCGGATTTCTCCCCCTCGCTCGGCATGTAGACCTTCTGGCCGCCCGCCGAACTCACCCGGCCCTGGTCAGGGACCGGCACAACCGTTCCGCGCGCTGGCCCGACCCGCGCATCCGGATCTTCGTGGCCGGAGGAGTCGATCGCGATGCGAGGAATGTCCGTATTCTGATTTACCGTCCCCTGAGGCGAAACCGGCTGGCCGCCCTTTTCCAGGGCGGCGCGCAGATCATTGCCGCCTTCCCGCGCCTCGGTCGTCTTCTGCGCTGGTGTAGGTCCATCCGGTTTATACAGCCGCTTGCCGAGGGTCGGCAACTCCACCATATTGGCCGGCGGGGGCGTAAAGTCGCGCCGCTTCAGTCCGGTGGAATCCGTAGTCACGTTTCGGCTCGGCTCATAGATCTGCCAACCTTCGTTGACCAGCCGTGCCATGTCCATCTGCTCGGACATTTCTTGCTTCTGCTGCTGCTGGACGAGTTGCGCCTGCTGATCCGCCGCCGTGCGCAGTCTCTGCCCCAGGCCCGCCAGGGCCGACCCCGCCGCTTCCGGGCTTGCGCCGATACCAACGTGGAATCCGCCCATCGCTACACCGAGAAGGCGGCCGCCAGGCTAGTGCCCCAATTGCTGCTGCTACCGCTGGTCGCTCCGCTCGAGGTGCTGCCGGTCGAGTTGAACGCCGCCTGCAGCGAATCGGAAAGCAGCGTGCTATCCAGGCTCAACTGTTGCCCCGACGCGCTACTTTCGTTTGCCGCCAGTGCGCCCTGTCTTCCCAGCTCCGTTTGCAGCGCGGCCTGCCCCGTGCTTCCGCTTTGCCCGAACCCGCGCGCCGCCAGGTAGCGGTTCATGTTCTGCCCCACCTGCGAGTACTGCTGGTTGATCGAGTTGGCGTTTGCCGTCTCCGTGTTCTGCACGTTGGGCGATAGCGACCCGTTCGACGCCGCCGGCAGGAGCTGGCTGAGCGCCGTCATCAGCGAGTTTTGCAGGCTCGTCTGTCCTGCCGTATACGTGTTCGAGTTGCTTCCGCTCGACGTCGAGCTCGAATTTGTTCCGCCCAGGCTCAGTCCCATGGAATTCCTCCCTCGTGATCCCCACCGCCACCGCGTCGAGCGGTTTCCCCTCCCGCCGCGTGTGGTGCCGCAACACTCCCTCGATCTTTCCCCCGCCGCGCCGCGCTAGCGCGATCGCCAGCCGGTTGTTGGCTGGGATCAATCCCAGAATCTTCCCTACGCCCGTCGTCTCGAAGATCCGCGCGCAGGCCTGCCGGCTCGCTTCCACCGTCTCCCGGCCCCATAACCGCCGGCTGTACAGCACGTGCATAATCGCCAGCGCCGGCGACGCCATTTCGAAGAGAATCGCTCCGCCGATCTGCCCGTCTTTCCGCGCCGCGAAGGTGCGCCAGGTCTCGGCCACCCTAATTTGTAATTCGACAAACTCCTCGGCTGTTTGGGGGCTGAAATCGTCGGCACACGTCGACCGGTGGGTTTCGAGCCACCCAAAGGCCAGCGGCCAGGCCCAGGTAGGGAACGGCTCGATCAGTTCTATCGCCATACCGGAGGTTTCGCCGGTTCGGCCGAGGCGCTATTTCTTGTTGGCGGGATCGCCGGGCTTGGCAGGGTCTTTCGGGTTAATCGTGAAACTCCAGGTCGCCGGGTCAGAGCCTTCAGTCTTTGGGGTGCAGTGCTCGCCGCCGGCCGAGCGGCATGCCGCGTCGAAGATCTCGTTCGCCCGGACCTGCTTCAGTCCGCGCTCGGCCGCGATCGCGCGCTTTTCCTCCTGCACGCGCACCACCAGCACCTCGTCGGGAGGAATGGACGTCTCCTCGCGTTGCAGCATGGCCAGCGTGGCGTTGATGTCCCGTAGCTCCTGCTGCTCCTGCGGGGTGAAATGAATAGTCTTCGGCTCCCAAGGCTTCGCCTGGCCGCCCGGCACCCAATCCGAACTCGCGAGCGAGCCATCGGCTCCCTTGGACGCCGAAGCGAAGATGTATCGCAAGGCCGGACCTTTGAGCTGCACAGCCAGAGTAAGCACACCGGCGGCGGCATCGAAGTGGGACTGCGCCGGGTCGAACAAACACACCCCGTTGTCGAGCGGAGCCACGGCCGCGCGCGGTCGCGCGCCCGCGATCCACTGATACTTCCCGGCCGTCTGGTCGAGATAGATCATGTCGTGTTCCACGTTCAAGGCAACGTGACAACTATCGGCCAGGTCCGCGTCTCCCTTGAGTGTCGCGTTCTTCCCCAGGAAGAGTTGCACGTAATGCAGCCCGGCGGCCGGTATTGCCTGAATCCGGTAAGTGCCCGGCTCCGTCTCGCTCACGGCGACGGCCGGAGCCGCCGCCTTCGTCTGCGCGCAGAGCGCGCCGCACATCATGGTTGCTGCGATCAAAAGTCTCATGTCCTGTTCTTCGTCACTTCTTGTACAGCGTCCCGCCGGCGCAGAGTTCGATCTGCCCGGTGTCCGTGCGAACGCCCATCCAGCCATCTGTCACCCCAGAACAGGATGCATCGGAGCCAGACCAGGTGCGGTTATAGAAACTCCCCGAACCGATGTACAGCGTCGCGGAGGTTCCGCTCGCTTGCAAGATTCCCTGGGGGAAGATTCCACCGCCGTTCGAGATGACGTTATAGGAACCGGTGCTGAAGGCGTAGCCGTTGGAAGAACTGCCAGAAGCGTAAAACCCGCCGACCGTCTGGATCGAGTTGTAGTTCGTCGTCGTGATGACGTTCACGCCACCGGCGGACTGCACCACGCCCGCCGTGTTGACCGCCGCCCCCACGAACTGACCGCTGTTGTTGACGACTTGCGTGCCGTTCAGTTCGATGTTGTAGGTCGCGTTCAACGTGTAGCCTTGCACGTTGCCCGAAGTCAGCACGCCGCCGGAGCCGTCGAACTGACCTCCCGTGGTGATCACCTTGCTTCCACCCACCCAATAGCCGCCGTTGGCATCCGTCCCCGCGTTGATGCCGCTCGTTGAGGTGATCGAGCCATAGCTCGATAGTCCCGAGCTGCTCAGTCCGGCCGCCAGGACGAAGGACGACGGAAGGTAGAGTCCGTAGCCCGTAGACTGGTTGATCTGTATTCCGCTCGTCGTCGCAAGCGTGTTGAATGTTGGATTGCACGCCGTGCAGATGCCTTGCGGGGTCGCTAGCGTGATCGTGCTGCCAGAAGGAGTGACCGTGATTTCGTTGGTGGTGCCGGCGATAGAAAGCGCACCGCTCAGGGCATTGAGCGACGACACTCCGGTCGAGGAGCAGAAATTCACCGTCACCCAGGCCGAGCCGCTCCACACGCGGTAATTGCAGCTGCTCGCCGTAGTTCCGTATGTGATGCCGCCCTGGTTGCTGGCGAGGCTAGGCAGCGTATTTGCCGTCTGCGTCCAGGCGGTCAGTGGAGTCTCCCCGGCGAGCGCCAGCTCACCGGCTCCGGAGACCCAGAACGCTTGCGTCCCCGCCGCGTTCTTGCCCGAAAACATCGGTGTCGTCGCGTCCGTCGATCCTGAGTTTAGGTAACTCTGAATTGTGCCCATCGCGTCGATCGCGTTGTAGTTTCCTGATGCGAGCTTGCCCACGATCTCCAGTGCGCTGCTGCTGCCATCCTCCGTGTTGCGGCCGATGAGAATCTGGTCCGTGGCGTTGTTCGCGTAGAGCAGAGTGCCGTTGCGCGTCCAGCCACCGATACACTCGAAACTCGACCCGTTGTAGACTCTCAGGCATCCGGCGCCGCCAATCGCCGAGTTGTAGTTGACGATCCCCGGCTGCAGGGTATAGCCCTGCACCAGCGGATTGTCGACCGTCGCGATGGTTCCCGCCGCCGGGTCCTGATCCGCGGCTGCAAAGTATCCGTACCCGCCTAGAAACTTCGCAGTGGTGAGAACGCCGGTCCGGGTGGTTGTTCCGGCCGGATATTCGCTGCCGAATGCCACGGCCCCGAAGTATGCCCCGCCGGCCGCGTGCTGAGCGTCGACGGCGAACGTTTGAAACGCGTTAGGAGCCTGGCTGGCCGTTGCGAACCCTTCGAGCGTGAACACATAGGAGTTGGTATTCCACCCGAACGGCGCGCCGGCGGGCACCTTCAAGGGCGCCGCGCACGGTGGCTGATTGATCGGGTACACGCCGGCCACCCAGCCGCCGCCGAAAGGAACTCCGGTTTGGGTGCCGGCCGACGTCGTCAGTGTGATCGACGTCTGGGAATTCACCGCGTAGATCGGATACGGCAGCCCGGCAATGAACAGAATGTCGCCTGGAACGTCCGCCAAGAACTTGGTGCCCGAGACCCAAGTCACCGCGGTTCCCGAGACGTTCACCGTTCCGTTTTCCGGCGACGCGTATCCCTGCAGCGGGCTCGAGGAGTTCCACCACAGAACGTCCGACTGAGTTCCGGTCGTCCAGAGGTTCGAGGGCAACCCGGGGAGTGGGCTCGGCTGGCCCACGGCATTACTGTAGACGTCCAAACACGTCTGGCCGGAAGTCGGCGGATAAGTGATTGGGAGTCCCCTGAAGTAGCCGCCGGCTGTCCCCGCCGCGTTCTGGCTCAATTGGTAACCCGGCAGAGCGCTCCCGTCACTCGCCGATTGAAATCCCAGATACGTTCCCGCCGCGGTCGCGGAAGCGAAGCCGCCGGTCGACGTGGCCCCGCCGGCCCCGAAGTTCCACGGCGCCGGGTTGTTCGCGGCGTCGAATGTCACCGCCCAGGCCACGTGGGCGCTCGGGTCGTACCACAGGTGCACGCCCATGGCCGTCGAGGAGTAGAGGTTGGCGACGGCGCTTCCGTTGATGAGCGCGCCCTGCGCGATCGGCGTGAAGTCCTGCACCCGGACGTTAGTCGTGATCGACGCCGGCGCTTGCCAGGTAAAGAAGTGCCGGCTTGTTTGCTGGTCGCCGAGCTGCAACTCGTTGCTCTGGCCGAACAGTATGCCGGCGGCGGCCAGCACGAGGAAAAGTCTCTTCATAGCGAAGCTCCGATGATCGGTATTCCGACCGGAACCCACACCGACCCGACGCCGACGAATAGCGCGGCGAAACCCACCGTCGTTGTGGTGTCGATCTGCGGCGGCCATTGAACCGACGCGGCCCACGTCACCGCGTGCCCGGTCGAGTCCATAACGCCGTAGACGAACAGGAGCGCCCCTTGAGTGGGTGCCGGCGGCGTGATCGTGATCGGTGCGGTGATGGTCAACTGCATCACTAACACCCCAGATGCGCTGGTCGTGGTCGTCACCGTGTTCTCTGGCGTGACACCCGTCGAGCCCGGGGTGAACGCCGCGAGCGCCAGGTTGATGCAGCGGATGGTCGCGTTCAGCGCGGCCGTCAATGAGTTGCCACTCAGATTCGGCGGAATGCTGGGGATCAGTTGCGTTTTCGACGTCACTGCCCCGTTACCTCAAAGTCGACGTCTACGTACTTCCAGTCCGGAGCCGTTTCCTCGACGGTCAGCACTTTTCCCCAGATCCACTGCGCGGGATCGCCCGCCGGCGGCGTTGGGCTAACGGGCAGTGCTCCCCATTGCCATTCCGGTTTGGTCGGATCGACCGGCAGGTCCGAGTAGGTGAACTCTGGTGCCGTGGGCGGCATCGGCAGGTCCTTCCACTCCGGTACCGCGTCGCTCGTTTCTAGCGGGTATTCGTCCCAGTCCCACTGCGCATCTGCCCTGTTTAATTCCCGGCTCCAGCTCCGGAGCCGGAAGACTCGCGCCGCGGCCGCGCTGGTGAGCGCGACGCGCAATAGCCGGCCGCGAATGCCGGAGGGCAGCGGTAGCACGATCGTCATGCGGCCGTTCGGCGTGGTGACCGTGGTCTCCCAGATTCCCTGTATCTGGCCCGATTGCTCGGTGTAGATCTCCACATTGAGCGATCCATCGGCCGCGACGTCGATTTCGAGTTTCTTGTGGGTCTTCACCTTCCCACTCTGGAAATCGAACTCGAGCGTGTTGAACGAATCCTGAGTGCCCGAGGCAGGTACCGCGGCCAGGTAACGGCCGATCCGGCAGCTGCGAACCTGTGCCCGGTACAGCCGGAAACCGGCCGCGCTCGCGACCACCGTACGGATCGAGCGGCCTTCCACTGAGAATGGGGCCCCAATACCGGACCCCAGTGGAACCGTCGCCCAGTGCCGCGACGTCGCGCCGTTCGTCAGCGCGGCCTGCGCCCGTTGAATCATCGTCTCGCCGGGCAGATCGGTGTAGACCGTGACCGCGGCCGCGCCGTCCGAGTCTATCTCGAAGCGCACCTGGTCGAAGTACTTGTCGGCCGGGCTGCCCAGGTCCTGCGCCATTGAGTCCCATACCGCGCCGGCCGTGGCCTCGTAGCTCTCGGCGTATACCCCGATTGCTCGTGCGTGAATCCGCGCGCCGAACAGTTTGAAGGCGGCCGTGCTCGTGATCGTCACGCGCACCAGGCGCCCGTAGAGGTAGTTGTCTGGCACGCTGCCCTGTGGCAACGGGATTTGTACCTTGGTGCGCCCGCTCGTCGCCGGCGGCGTGTAGACCGCGCGAGACTCCATCGCGTTGCCAGGCAGGTCCGTGTACACCGTCACGGTGACCGAGGCGTAGGCCCAAATGTCCAGCTCGAGCTCGCGGACCTGCTTCACCGTTTGCGTACCAAGGTCTAGCTCGGTTGAATCCCACAGCGCGCCGCCCTGTGCTTCGTTGATGTCGACGTAGGTGCCAAACGCACGCACCTTCACCCGGGCGCCGTACAAACGGAACGCAGCCGCGCCGCTGACGATCAGGCGCAGCAGCCGTCCTTCGACGAACTGGTCGAGCGCGGCATTCAGGGTGAGCGGAATGAGCGCCTTCTGGCGCCCGGTGGTCGAGATGATTTGCGAGCATTGGACGACCGGGCCGATTGAGGCCGGTGTCTCGACGTTTGCGACCCAGTTGACGTCGGAGTAGAAATTCAGGGTCAGGCCGCCGCTGGTCTCGATGTCGAGTTCGAGTTCGCGGCACTCCTTGACGGCTGGTGTTCCGAGGTCCTGCTCGCGCGAGTCCCATACCGCGCCACCGAACGCCTCGTAGCCCTCGATATAGACGCCCACGGGCAGCAGCTCTACCGCCGCGTCGTACAGCACGAACTGCGCCGAGCCCGCCAGTTGCAGCCGGCACATACGCCCCTCGATCGGCACCGGCACCCACCAGGTGGGCGACGTTGCCGGCGTGTTCCCGACGTTCGCATTCTGCAGGCTCTGATAGGGGATTCCCGCGCTCCAGGCCTGCGTCCCCGCCGGATACGTTATTCCCGCGCTCCAGGCGATTGGTACGGCCAGCAACTGCGGCAAGGGTATGCGCCAGACGCGGCGGCCCGCGGTCCCGGTGTTGATCGTCGCGGTGTAGCGCACAGCCTGAGCGTTGCCCGGCAGGTCGGTCAGAAAGCTGAGCGTCACGTTGCCGCCGAACGTTTCGATTTCCAGGCTGATTTCGCGGAAACGTTTGATCGGAATCGCCGCCAGCGCGATCGCGAATGTGCGCGGGATTTTGGTGATGGCGCTCTCGAAAGTGAGTTCCATCGAGTCCCACACGAATCCGGCGGTCGCCTCGTAGGCTTCGACGAAGGTGCCCACCACGCGCATCAGCATGCGCGCGCCGTAGAGACGAAATGGCCCCGTTACCGCCGTCAGCGCCAGTCGCCACAGGTAGCCCTGGATATAGGCTGGCGGCGTCCCGGTCGTCGTCAGCGGGTACCGCATCAGCGCGCGTCCGGTGTTCGCCGCCACCTGAGGCGTCTGCCGCACCGCCAGTGTATTGCCGGGCAGGTCCGAATAGATCGCCGCGTTCACGATGCCTCCGGAGGCATCGATATCAAGCTCGATTTCCTTGCACTGTTTCACTTTGCCCACGCTGAGATCGGTGGGCATCGTCGAGGCCGCTTGCGCCAGGCGTGCCTCTTCGTAGTAGTAAACGTAGACGTTGTGGATGATCAGCAGATTCGAAGCGGCGGCGGCGATCGCGACCGAGATGGTCTTCGCGAGCACGCCGTCCTCGTCCGCGCCCGACGTCATGCGCAGCGGAAAGCCGGTCTGTTTGCGCGACGTACCCGTGATCGTGCCGAGCGCGGCCAACGCGGTGTTTCCGTTGTCGTAGCCCACGTAGACCGTCGCCGTGTCGCCGGCGAACTCGTAGTCGACCACCACTTCCAACCACTTTTTCTGGTTGTCGGGTAGCCCCGCATCCTCGTAGTGCGACTGGTAGATGCAGGCGATCGACAGGTTCGTGTAGTCTTGCGTGTACGCGTCGCTGAAGTCGTCGAGATTGTATCCGCCCGTGGTGAGGCCAACCATCTCCTGCCCGTCGAAGATGAAGCCGCACCATGGCGTGCCGTATCCGCGGTGCTGAAACCAGCGCCCGCTCTCCTCGTGAAAGACCAGCAGCGGGTACGACACCGAGGTCGTGGTCTGTTCCGCGTAGCCGATGTAGAGCTTCCCCATGCCATAGCCGAGCGCGACGGCGTATGGAAAGTAGGAATTCGGGTTGTATGTGGTGCCGTTTTTGATGCTGCCTGCGCCCGATACGGCGATCGTGGGATTGAACGCCATCCCAGCCTGAAACAGCGGCCGGATGTTTCCGCAAATATCCTGGAGGGAGTTCACATCGAACCGGTACAGACCGCCCGGCCCGACGAAGTAGTCCACCGGACCGGCATTCACCACGGCAAAGGCGCCCGAGATGCCGATTCCCTGCGCCATCAATTGCAGATATCCGGTCGCCGGATCGCCCACGAGTTCCCAAATGGACTTTTCCTTGTAGATCACCAGCACGTTGGTATGCATGGTGCACCACAGAATTGCTTCTCCCTCTTCGCCCACGTCCACCCAGTTGCCGGTGGCGGGATCGGCCGAGCCTGGCCAGTACTGCGGTAGGTCCGGATCGGTGTAAAACAGCCGGTTCGGATGGGACGCCGTCGACCAGGCGAACAGCCGCGAGAAATACGGCCCGATCAGACCAGCGGCCGCGGGCGGGGGATCGTTCGTCGTCGGCATGATGACGCCGGCATTCGTTGCGCCCAGATCGGAGAAGGAAAACGTCCAGCTCGTCGACACGTTATCCGGAACGGTGGCCACCTGGTAGGCCTTCTGGAGCGTTCCGCCCACGGCGTAGATATTTCTCATCGCCACGCGGGCGTCGGAGCTGACCGGAATGCTGTTCAGTGTGATCGACTGATTGGTCACCGTGATTGGCAGCGACGCCGGGCTGGGATTGCTCTCGAGCGTCTGGTCGGCGCTTTCGAAGGTGGTGTAGAACTGGTAGGTGCCGTTCGGCAGTGCGCTCACCGTGCCGTTGGCCAGGTTGGCGGCCGCGTTGCCATCGGATCCGGCCACCTGCACCAGCGTGTTGGGTGTGATTGGCGTGATCGTCAGCGCGCTACCCGCCCCGCTGTAAGTAACCGTGGCGTACGGGTCCTTCCACGCGAGCGATGCGATCACCAGCGGCAGTTGCCCCGCCGAATATCCGTTCTCCGCGAACTGGTAGACCGTGCCGTTGATCGTCAGCGAATGCACATAAGCTGGGTTGCCTTGCAGCGTGTAGTTGTAAGTCACCGAAGCGACTGTTCCCGGGCCCGCCGCGGTCACCGCCGTGGCTGAGTTCGCTGGCGCCGCTAGGTTCCAGGACTGGCTCGTCCCCGCGCCCAGCGCCGATTGATGTCGGCATTGGTGTCCGCGGTTCATGATCCACATCCAGCCGTTCATGCCGGCGAACCCGATGCGGTTGCCGTCGAAGCCGGTGGCGATCGGCGAAGCGAAGTTGAAGTTCCAGAAAACCGAGCTGGGAGTTGGGTACGCGGTCGATTGATTGGCGCCGATGTAGTAGTCGCCCTCGATGCCGCCGTGCACCGCGGCCGAGTGGCACAGTACGAGACTGCCCCACTTCTGGGTGTAGCCGAAACGCGACACCAGCTTGCCCAGCCGGTCTACGCGCCAGTTCTGCGCCACCAGCATGTCCTGCCTGGGGACCTTGTCGACTGGTGGCAGCAGATTCAACCCGCCGCCGAGGATTTGCAGCTCTTTGCGCTTGTACCCGCCCACGCCCGGTCTTTCGCCAAAAACGGTCTTGACACGGCCGCGGATCGGGCCCTATAGTGTCACAGAGGGCACGAGACCGGGCCGGAGCAATTGACGTAGCCTTCCGGCGGCTACTGTCCCGGCCCCCACAAGTGTCCGATCACCTGTTCGTATAGGTCGCAGCGCCCGGCGAAGTGCGCCGCCATGTCCGGCATCGTGTAGTCGCTCTCTTTCCCTCGTGAACCCGCCAGCATCGCGTACGTGAGGTAGGCCTGCAGCACGGTCGGCATGGCCGCGACCTGCGGACTTCCCGCCGCGATCGTTCCGGGAAACTCCTGGCAGATCTGTTCCAAGATTCCGCTGCTCACCGGAATCGGATAGATGGTGATCGTGCCCACGCTGCCGGCGTCGAAGGAGCAGCGCGTCGGTTCGCCGGTCGTCGCCGGCCAGTTTGCGTCGAGCGCCCACAACGCGAGCACCGGCGTCGGCCGCAACGGCTGGTTACTGCCGCCCACTCCGGCCTGCGGAGCGACCCAGGCGAAAATCGTAAATACGTGCGTGGAGGGCAGCGCGTAGGCGCCGGTGCCGGCCGTCACCGCGATCGTGGTGTCCAGCCCGATGAACACGCCGCACTTATAGGAAAGCTGTTTGGCCGCATCGTCGGCGAACTGATATAACTCGGCCGCCGTCACCCAGGCGTTCGCCGCCTGCGAGTCGACCAGGCTGAGGAATCCCAACCGGTAGACGGCATCGGAAAGCGAAACGCTCGAATCAACCATTCGCATTCCCCCGCTGTGGCATCAGGTCTTTTCTCAGCCTGAGCAGTTGCGACCGGTCGAACTTCTCGAGCTCGAACGGAACCTTGTCGTACTGGCTGCCACGGTTGCGGCTGCGCACGTAGTTACCGTAGTGAGTTGCACCGTCCAGAAAACTATTAAATCCAGGCAAGGCTTTTGCAAACTCTTGTCCGCCTTCCCCCTGTCTCATCCTGTACTCGGCATAGCTGACCAGCTTGGGATGATACTCCGCCGGGATCTCCGGGACGTCCCCGGCGTTCACCAGAGGTACCGGCGCGCGCGCATAGGTGACCTGTAGCGTACTCGCGAGCTGCGGCTGCTGGTAAACCGCCACTAAATCGACACCGAGGGCCGCGTAGCGGCTTATCGGCCCCACGTTGCTCATCCATTGCGTGTCCAGAGCCGTCAGGTCCTCCAGCCGGCACGGGCGGATCCGGGTGCCGCTCGTCGTGGCGATCCGGAGCGCGCAGATCCAGTCCGGAAAAATGTTCAACATGCGGAAGAAGGTGTTCTGCTGAGTTGGAGAAGCCGCTGGCACCGTCCACGGCAGTGTCGTTTCGAGACCGAGTGTCAGCAGCACGAAGAAGGCCTCGGCCTCGTTGAGCGCACTGGCTATTTCAGCTTGAGGGTAAAACACGTACCCCGAGTTGCCTTCATTGAGGCGCTGCGAGACCAGCCCTTCCATCTGGGCCAGGTTCACGTTAGTTCGGCCCCCCTTGTCCCGGGCCCCAGTTGTTGTTCTGCCCGCGCGTCGCGCGCGCCATCCGGTGCCGCGTGAAGCGGTCCGCCATCTTCACCGCCTGTTTCTGCCGGCGGCGCCCGTGCTCGACCAGCAGTAGTCGCTGCAATTGCTCCTGCCACTTGGTCTCGGCGAGCTTTGCCAGCCCGAGGTATGCCGAGGCCTTTTCCGGAGTGGCTCCTGCCATGTAGGCGTAGCCGTCGGCGCGGCAGCCGTACAATAACAGCGAATTTGTCACCCACGGCAACGGGCTCGCCGACGTGTTCGATCCGGTGAAGCCGTTGGCCAGGTGCTCGTACTTGACCGCAATTCCGCGTGCGTGCAGCGGCGGCGGGTAGAAGCGGATCTGATGCGCCACCGGCGAGGGCGGGCCGCCTTCGTTCGTGTCGTCCCATGGCGCCCAGCAGGTCGGATCCTGCACCAGCGTGCGCGGTCCGCAGGAGTTATCCATCTCGTCGGCCGAGAAGGGCTGCAATGGAAAGCCGGTAACCGGATCGAGGCAACTGATCACATTGCCCACGTCCGCCGGCAGCTCGTAGACGTCCTGCATGATCACGTACGATTCGTTCGGATAGCTTGTTCCCGTCGAGTCGGTTCCATTGCCTTCATAGGGGCGATCGAGCGTTACAGAAGTGGCGCTGTTCCAGGCGACGATCGTGTAGACCACCGTGTCGCCCGGCCGATAGAACATCATCTCGAGCGTCGCCGCCGAGGTCCAGGCCGTTCCGACTCCGGTGACCGCGGTGCTGCCCACCGTGAGATTTACCGAGTCCGTGCCGGACTGATAAGCCGCGATCGTCTCAACCGTGGCGTGGTAGGTCGTCCCGATCCACTTCGAGGCGACCAGAACCTGCTCGTAGCGGTTGTTCAGCCACTCGTCCACCAGGTCGGGAGGAACCCCAGGCAGCGAGGCGGTCAGTAGAAGTCGCAGTTGGCCCCAGGTCACACCGGGTTATTCGCCATACGCGCGACCGGCCCGACGGAGATGCGCACATCGCCGCCTATTGCCACTCGATGATGTTGACCAGCGTCCCGGAGGTGTAGTTGTTGGTGACGCTGTAGTAGTTCTGTGGAAGCACCAGGGCCTGGAGAGTTACCGTTGGGTTGCCGCCGCCAGCGGCGGTATACTGCGCCACCAGCGTGCTCGGATTCGTGGAACTATCTGAAAAGATGGCGGCGGTGTTAGTGCCACTCATAGCAAAAATTGCATTCACGTACAAGGGCTTGGTGGTGGATGAATTCTTGTAGGCCATTGCGAGCGAACGCGCGGAGGTTGGCGTCGCAATCCAGGGGCTGGCGACCGCCTGCGTGGATACCCCGCCCCCACTTCCGGCAATCAGCTGACCGGAACTATTGGAGCCCAAGACCGCTTGCGAGGTTGGCACCGCGGCGCCATTCACTTTCACCACCCAGGTCGCGAGCGATCCGCCCGCAGTTGTCACGTCCCCCGTCAGTGTCGGGAACTGCGCCGCCGCGAGCGTCCCACTCACTCCCGTCGAGAGAGGCAGCCCCGTCGCATTCGTCAGCGTGAGCGCCGAGGGCGTCCCGAGCGCCGGCGTGACCAGCGTCGGACTGGTCGCCTGCACTACACTTCCCGTTCCGGTCACACCGCAAGCCGAAGGCACGCCCGTGCCCGTAGTGTTACAGAGTGGCCCTGTTGCCAACCCGGACAGCGCAACGCCGTTGATCTTCGCGACCGTCATCGCGAGCGACCCCGCCGAGTTGGTCGCATCGCCGGTGTGCGCTGGTTCAGCCGAAGTCGGCAGGGTTGTCACCGAGATCATCTGACTGCTCGAGTTCGTGCCGAGAAGCGGAGCCGACGCCGGCAGCGCGAGCCCATTGACCTTAACCACGCTTGTGGCCAGCGATCCGCCCGCAGTTGTCACATCCCCAGTCAGAGTCGGGAACTGCGCCGCCGCGAGCGTCCCGGTCACTCCCGTCGAGAGAGGCAGCCCCGTCGCATTCGTTAGTGTGATGCTCGCCGGCGTCCCGTAAGCGTTCGCACCCGAGAAGGTCAGATTTCCGTTCAGCAGTCCGAGCGTGGCGCCGCTCGTCCCGGTTGCGGCCGTTGCGGCCGTTCCCAGCGCCGTCAGCGACGGCACCGAGCTCGTGAAGGTCACACCGTAGAGTCCGTTCGTCGAGTTCGTCAGTGACGTTCCCCACGTGCTCGATCCGGTGTAATACGCCAGGCCCGACGAGCTCGGCCAGGTCATGCTTCCACCACTGCCGCACACCGCGCCCGTCCCGCTCAGCACTCCGGACGCACTCGCCTGCACACACTGAGTCAATCCCGTGATGTTATTGATGGTGGGCGCTGGCATGGTCACCGTGCCGGTGAAAGTTGGCGACGCCACCGGCGCGTACGCCGTCGCGTCGAACGTCCACGCGGATCCGGTGTAGCGCAGATTCCCGGTAGCCAGAGTCGGTACTGCGACACCCTTGATCGCGCCCACCGTCATCGCCAGCGATCCCGCCGAGTTGGTCGCATCGCCGGTGTGCGCCGGTTCGGCGGAAGTCGGCAGCGTCGTCACCGAGATCATCTGACTGCTCGAGTTCGTGCCGAGAAGCGGAGCCGACGCCGGCAGCGCGAGCCCATTGACCTTAACCACGCTTGTGGCCAGCGATCCGCCCGCCGTTGTCACATCTCCAGTCAGAACTGGAAATTGCGCCGCTGCCAGTGTCCCGGTCACTCCCGTCGAGAGAGGCAGTCCCGTCGCGTTCGTGAGCGTGAGTGCCGAGGGCGTTCCCAGCGCCGGCGTCACCAGCGTCGGACTGGTCGCCTGCACCACGCTCCCCGTCCCAGTCACACCGCACGCAGATGGGACGCCCGTGCTGGTCGTATTACAGAGCGGCCCTGTCGCCAGTCCCGACAGCGCAACGCCATTGATCTTCGCGACCGTCATCGCGAGCGATCCCGCCGAGTTGGTCGCATCACCCGTGTGCGCCGGCTCGGCCGAGGTCGGCAGGGTTGTCACCGAGATCATCTGGCTGCTCGAGTTCGTGCCGAGAAGCGGAGCCGACGCCGGCAGCGCGAGCCCATTGACCTTAACCACGCTCGTGGCCAGCGATCCGCCGGCGGTTGTCACGTCCCCAGTCAGAGTCGGGAACTGCGCCGCCGCGAGTGTCCCGGTCACTCCTGTCGAAAGAGGCAGTCCCGTCGCATTCGTCAGCGTGATGCTCGTCGGCGTGCCGTAGGCGTTCGATCCACTGAAGGTCAGGTTTCCGTTTAACAGTCCGAGCGTGGCGCCGCTCGTGCCCGTAGCGGCCGTTGCGGCCGTTCCCAGTGTTGTCAGCGATGGCACCGAAGCCGTGAAGGTGACTCCGTAGAGACCGTTCGTCGAGTTTGTTAGCGACGTTCCCCAGGCATTCGAGCCGGCGTAGTACGCCAGGCCCGACGAGCTCGGCCAGGTCATGCCGCTGCCGCCCGATCCGCCGATTTGAGACCAGTAACCGGATCCGCCGGAGGGCACCGCGTTCAGATTCGCGACGGTCAGACTCACCCACGTATTGCCGTTGTAAGTGACCACGTCCTGCGAGTTATAGACGGTCGTCGAGCTCCACGCTCCCGCCCAACGCATCTTGTTGTAGAAGAGCCAATTGAGCGAGGCGTTGGGATTGGTTAGGGTGACGCTGGTGTAGCCCGGCAGTGTGATGCCCTGGCCGTACCCGCATACAGCCAGGGCAAGCCACCCAAGGAGAATTGAAAGGTGACGTTTCATACCCGGTTATTCGCCGGGTTCTTCAGAATAGAATTTCAGCGTCGACGGAGACCGTCGCGCCGTTGCCGGTCCCGAGCACGATCTGGACGCCCCACTGCATAGGCAGGTTGACTCCGGCGGCACCCATCAGGTTGCCCGTCGTCAGCGCGGCCGCTCCGTTGTTGGTAAGCACCGAGCTGCCACCCGGGTAGAAGTCGAACACGTAAGTTCCCGCGACCAGCGAGAGCATGCCCACCTTAGAGAATCCGATCAGTGGAATCAGCACGCCGGCGGCGCTGTTCGGCGGCAGGGCACAGAGCGAGATCGAGTCGGTTCCGGTCCCACCCGACACGGCCGAGACGTTGACATACAGCCGCACACCGCGCCCGACCGTGGCTTTCTCGACTTGAGAAAGCACGGCCTGCGCGGTGAGTGCGGTCGCCGGATATAGATTCTTGCGTTGCGCGCGAACTGTGGACCCTGGCAAGCGGCGCCTCCTAATAGATCGCGTTCGGATCGGTGGTCAGGTTCGTGTACCGCTGCACGAGCAGCGTCGGAATATAGCCCGCCGGTGTCGAGAGAGTGCCCGCCGTGCTGTTATAGAGCAGCAGCGCCAGATCGTAAGGGTTGGCTCCGACGACGTAGACGCCGAGCACCAGCAGCCCCGAATTGGTGAGCGCATCGGGCGTCGTGCCGACAATATTGTCCTGGCTGAGAAATTCCCAGACGTCGCCCGGGATCATGTCCGGCGCGTGGCCGGCTTCCCCGGAGGTGATGTTCCAGAGCTTGAAGGCGCCGGCCGTAATCCCGGTGGCCTGCGTGGGAGCGGCGGCTGGGGAGTAGGTGCCACAGAGCACCTGGTCGATCGCCTGCACCTGGTTGTCGCTCGTGTTGGTGGACTTGTTGCCGGGGTAAGGCGCCGTCATCGCCAGGAAGCTGCGATCCTTGGGTACCCGGTTCGGCCCGATCCGTTCGCGAATGACCTGCGTCGAAATCGGACGCGATTTCTGCGGTATCAATGCCATGCTGTCCTCCTAGCTCGACGGCACGCCATAGACGCCGTAGAAGCCGTTATATCCGCAGCTGAATCGCATCCAGCCGGCGGTCTTCACGCTGCGCGAATCGAAATCGATGTCATGCACGGTGTTGAAAGCTTCGCGATCGTACCAGCGCAGCTCGGTGTCGCTCTTCTCGCCTTCGAGGAACCAGGCATGCGGGTCGGTCAGATAGTCCCAGACCATCCAACTGTCGAAGCTCGGCATCCCGCTGCGGCGCCGGAAGGCGTTGATGGTGCGGTTGGCCGTGTCCGCGCGGTCCGAGCCGCCGAGCAGCTCGGCGAACACAAACTCGAGCGCGGGCGGCGAGATCGCTTTCTTCGTCGGAATGCGGAGTTTCTTGCCGCGCTGGTCGAGCGTCTGCCGCATATCGGTCAGCGCGAGCTGTATCGAGGTCACGTCCGGATCGGTGGCGTACGTCAGCCGGTTCGTCTGCGTCTGGCCGCCGATCAGCGGGTGAGCCGTTGAGAACAGCGTCTGGCCGTCGGGGCCGATCGCCGAGACGAACCCGGTGTTGAACACGTTGGCCGCGCTCACTTCCTTGGTTTCCTTGGCCGAGCGGCCGAGCTCGGTGGCGAGCTTGCGCACCACCCCGAACTTGTCGTCGTCCATCGCCACCTTGGACACCTTGAAGCCCAGGCCGTATTGCGCGTGGATGTACGTCTTGTTGAACCCCGGCAGAGCCTCGTCGTAGCGCGTGGTGTCGCCCTCGGGAATCACCGCGAACTGGCCGAAGCCGGTCACTTCGGTGGTCTGCTCGATCGAGCGCGAGCTGGACTCCATACGGAACACGTCGACGAACTCGTCGGGGAACCGCGAGTACTTGGTCATGATCACTTCGTCGATCGCAGGCAGCATGCTCTGCAGGAAGAGATCCGGAAATAGCGTTCTGATGAACATCTGTTACCCCTCCGAGCCATCTTTGGGAAGCGGCGCCAGCTATTCCGCCGGCTGCCGCCCCCGAAAACTTCCCTACTAAACGCCCGCCGTCTGCTGGCCGAATTCGTGCTTGTTGATGATCACTTCGACGATCGCGTTCGTGCCTTCCGCGTTCGGAAGAATCTGCGAAACCCGGAACAGCCGCAGGTCCAGCGTGGCGGTGGTCGCAATTCCGGTCGTGTTCACCGTCATGCCGCTTTGCTTGGTCAGCAGGCTCCCGGTGTTGTAAGCGATGTTGATATTGGCGTTCTTTCCGATGTAGCTGGCGGTTGTCATCGGGTTAGTCGCGTCGCACATCGCCATGAAGATGCAGTCGGGCTCGTCGGCCACCATGTGCACCGTCTGCGTGCTCAGCGCGCCGTAATTGATCGAGGCGCCCTGCCAGAGCGTGGTGCCCGGCGTGCCCTGATAGCCGGTCTGCACGGTCGGCAAGTTATAGCCGGTCGGAGACTCGGGCAGCGCCACTGCGCCCACCACTTTCTTCACGATGTCGAAACAGAAAATCGTGTTCGCGTCGGTCGCGGGCTTGCCGTACTCGGTCAGGCTGTACGGAGATCCGCCGATCCGCATGATCGGCCGAAAGCCGAAAGGAGCGTTAGGATTTGCCACTTAGTCGAGTCCCCCCACAACCGGTTATTCGCCAGATGTGAGGGAAGTCGTTTATGTTTGCCGTTCGATTTTGAGACCCATCTCGAGATCGGTGCCGAGCAGGTCTTCGTTGGTGCTCTTTTCGTCGACGCCCGCCACGCTCTTGACGCGCAGCGTGTCGTTCGGTCCGAGCGGCCGCGTGCCGGCATGGTCGCGATCGGCACTTGCAAAGCGCGCCTGCGCCTCCATGTACTCGTCCTGCTGTGCCTGCACCTGCTCCTGGCTTTCCCTCGCGTACTTTCGGCGGCGCCCGTCGGCGACCGCCATCGGAATCTTGGCCAGAAACAACGTGCCCGCCTTCACCGGGTCGCCCTTGTGCAGCACGAGCTCGTAGCCGCGCATGCCGAGCACGTCCATGCACCGCTGGCTGAGAAACTTATAACTCATGCCGGGCTCGCCGCCGTAGCGAGAGACCGCGTCGCGCAGCGCATTCGATCCGAGCATTAGCGGATCGCCAAACTCGCCCTCCACCTCGTACTCGACCTGGCGCGCCGGAATCGCCATGATGCGCTCGCGAAAGGCCTCGGCCACCTTCTCTTTACCGAATCCCTTGAAGGTCTTGGTGCCGTGGATCGCGGCGTAGAGGCCGCGCCGCATCACCGGGTCCGATGCCGCCTCTTCGCCTTTCAGCAGGATCGCCGCCGCCGTCGCGTTGGCGTATTCTTCCCTGCCGTACTTTTCGAGCGCCGCCAGAACCGAGGGCGACTGATCGAGCAGGGGGTCGGGGCCATAGACCCAGCGCGTCACCGTGCGCAGCTCGTCGCCGAATGCGGCCTTGTCCCAGGCGTCGCGCAGAAACTCGGCTGCGCTCTGCGGCTCGTCCTGGATGTTGAGACCCAGATCGGGAATCTCCTTCATCTCTGCGTCGAGGCGCGCCTGGCGCTCGCGCAGCACTTTGCGGTTATGCGCGGTTGCCGGATCCGGCGCCGGCGCCGGTTTCGGTGTACGACTTGCCATTACCTAACCCCCTTCATCGCCACGCCCTTCTTGGCGCGCGCTTTGTATTTCTCGACCGCCTGTTCGGGTGTGGTCTCGTCGTCGACCAGGAGCCGGATTGCGATATTCCTCTGGTCCTCGGTCAGCTCGTCGTCGCCTTCGCCCTCGGGCGGAGCCGCGGCGCGGCCGCCGCGATCGCCGCTTCCCGCCGCCGCACGCTCGCGCCGGCGCTGCAGCTTGTCGGCTTCCGCGTCGGCCGCGGTCTGCGCCGGTGTCTTCGTCTTGCCTTCGCGCAGAAAACGCAGTTCGACCTTCTCCGCCGCCATTTCCATCGCGAGCACCTCGCCCACTCCCTGTTTTTTCAGGTTGCCGTACTCGACCGCAGTGGCTTTGAAAAAGTCGCTTCCGCCGTTCTTGAGGTCGGGGTAACGCGCGATCAGCTCACCCTGCTTTGACAACTCGGCGGCTTTGGCGTTCATCGCGGCCGTCATCTGGTCGCCTTTGACGAAGCCGTTGTCCGCCGCCCACTGATTGAGCCACGCTTTGAAGGCGTTGCCGCCTTTCGTCGCCAGCTCGAGCACGTCGACTTCGGGCTCTTCGGCCGCGGGCTTCGCCGGCGCCGCCGGTGCCGGTGCCTGGGAGGCCTTCTCCTGCCAGAACTGGGCAGTCCGTTGCGATTCCGCGTTGGCGGCTTTCAGTTCGTCAATCTGCCGCTGCAGCTGCACCGGATCCGGCGCGGCTGTCGCGGGTGGTGTCGTTGCCGGCGGCGCGGTGGCCGCGGGTGGGGGAGTTACTGAGACAGTTACTGCGTTGGGTTGTTCCATTAGATTTTCGCTACCTCGGCACCGAATCGGGTGCCCTTGAAGAGATCTGTTCGTTGCGGGATGTACTTGGCGGCGCACGCCGCGCAGAGTAGTTGGAGAATGCCATCCTTCGGGACGACGTACATGCGGACCTGCTCACCGGGGGTGATGGCCTTCAGCGTCTCCCAGGTGAGATCGCACTCCTGGCACCCACGCGGCGGCGCGCCGCCGAGGAACTCCTGTGCGTGGAAGTGCCAGTCAAGACAGTACTCACAGACCGTTTGCGCCTCGCTTAGCGTATGAACTCGGTGTTTCGGGTACCACTTCGAGCAGAAGTTGCACTGGACTGAGGCTATGTTCGGCACCTTCTGGAGCGGCTGTCGGCGGGGCATAAGAACACTGGTTATGATGCGCTCAGGGGTCACTCGACCGCCTTCCCGTCCACGCAGTAAACTATCCCGCTCACCATGCGGAGCACTTTGTGTACCGGGCAGTAGAACTCCCCGTTGACCTGGCACCAACCAGTCGGGATCGAGGGAAGCAGGAGTTCGACGCGTCGTGGGATAGTGTGCCGTGTTCGATGCTCTGCGTGGCAGGCGCGGCAGCACCAGACGTACTCCACAATCGCGGCGGTGCAGTCCGGGCTGATCGTTAGGCTCACTAGTTGGCTCCCTTCATAAGACCGTCGATGCGCTGGACGTAATGGATGGTCTCCACCGCGTGTGTGCCCGTCACCCGCCGTAGCACTGGCGCCACCTTCTCCCACAATGAGGAGCCTGCCAGCCGAACCGCCTGCTCGATGTTTCCCGGTCCGGCGTTGTAGCTGGCGAACATGAGGTCGCGTCGCGCAAGTGTGCTTGCGCAGCGAGACCATCCGTTCCAGAGTTCGCGGTCGAACTTGATGCCACCGCGGATATTCGATTCCGCGTCCGACGGGTCGGCGCCCATCTCGCGCGCCGTTTCTGGCATCAGTTGCATGATTCCGCGCGCGCCGTCGGGCGACACGGCTCCCGGATTGAGCCCGCTTTCGGCGACTCCCTGCGCTCTCCACCAGTGCCAGTCTTCGCCTGGAAAGTAAAACTCGCCCCAGTGTTTGAACGCCAGGTCGTAGCGCACCGTTTGTGCGCTAAGCGAGAGCGATGCCGATGATAAAACCAGCCAGAACCACAGCCACCGCAATGGGGTGTTTCTCCAGAATCTCCGCCGTGTTGAAGCGGCGTAGAAAGGTTCGATCGACCAGCAGCGCGTTGGCAATCACCAACAGCGCCACGCCTTCTTTTCGGCTAAGAGCCAGCACCAGTTCGTTCATTTTGGAGTCACCTCCTGATTAGCGGCCGGCGCCGGCGCGGCGACTGCTTTCTTGTTGGTGAGGTATCCGGTGAGTCCGAGCGTCAGCGCGGCCGTGAAGTTGCCGATCGAGGCCTGTGCCGCCGCCGCGAGCACGCCGAGTAGGGTGGTCTGGCCGTCCCGGTTCGCCTTGGTGCAGAGATACCCAATGCCCCACAACGCCAGCCCCGACACCAGTGTGGCGACCTGGTGCGGATCGCCCGCGATCAGGGCGCTTAAATTCAAATCCTTGATGCCGAGCACCGCGCCTGCCAACAGTCCGGCCACCGTGGTCTGGGTGTCCTTATTCGTCGCGAGCGACGTGAGCAGGCTCGTGAGAAAGCGCGCGGCTATCGATCGTTTCAGACCGTCCAGCATGGCTATTTGAACCAGTAACTCACTGCCGCCAGAAACTCCGGCTGCACATTCTGCCCGGATACGCCGGCGATCCGGACACCGCCCGTCAATCCAATGTTCTTGAGACTGGGATGTTTGGCGCCCAGGTCGTAGCGAACGAGAAAGCCGCCGCCCACGTTCCCCAGACTCACCGCGGGCGAAGAGGCCATCGTCACACCGGCGTCCGCGAGCGCGATCAACGAGACGCTCCCCGACTTGATGAGCTGGTAGCCCACACCCGTCCGCACCGTCGAGGATGTGGCGCCTGTCTCGAGCGTCGAGATGCTACACAACGAGTTGCCGCAAACACCGAAGTTCACCGTCCCCGCCGCGAAGTTGGGCGTGCTGCGCAGATACTCACCGCCCACACTGACGAAGTAATTGAGCGGTGCGGCCGTGGTCGCCGTGGTGGTGGTCTGTGCCACCAGCGGCAACGCGGAGAAAATGGTCAGGAGCGCCACGAGGGGCAGGATGAAGAGGTTTGTAGGTCGCATATTGGGCTATTCGACGGTTCAGGCCGACTTTGTTTGGGCCGGTTTCTTTTTCAGGTCGGCGAGTATCCGCCCCGGCATCGCCAGAGCCGCCTGCAGCGCCGCGGCGGCGCCCTGGGCCCGCCGCAGTTCGACCAGGTTAGGCTCTTCGGCACAGCGCACCGCTATCCGGGCGTACTCGATCTTCAGCCGGGTTTCATAGATCTGCCAGGACGAGGAAGCCAGCATCCGTTCGAACTGTTGGGCGTCCTGCTCGTCGAGGCGGGTGTCCCGATTGAGAGGCGTTTTCATCGTCGATTCTCCTTATGCGGCACGGTTCTGTTCGTCCGGCTGGGGCGTGGTTGGGTACGGGTACGGCCCCTTTGCCTGCGGGTTGCCGGCCGGCAGTTGCGGAGCATTGCCAAAGAGCCCGTTGGGAAATTGGAGCGCTCCGCTCTGAGCGAGTTGCGAGGCCGCCTGCACGGCCTGCTCAACCAGCGCCTGTTCGAGCTTCTTGTGCTGCAACTGCGCGATGTGATCGCGATAGTGCAGCATCAATTGCTTAATCGCGTCCGGATCCTTCGCCGCGCCGCCCTGGTCTTTCTCGGCCTGCTGCAGGTCGCGCATATGGCGCGTGAGGTGCAATTGGTCGTTGTCCTGCGGGTTGACGTGAATTTCGTCGCCATGCAGGAGGTTGATCCACTCCGTCTTTGGGTCGATCGGCATGTCCGGGGCGGCCGGCTTCGGCACCAGGTCTTCGAAGTTCGGGTCTCCCAGCGCCTCATGTGCTAGGCGCGTTACTTCCCACAGTGCCAAGGGGTTGTTCACCACCAGCGGATTCTGGAGGTCGAGTTGATAGCGGGCGAGCGACTGCTGTTTCTTGGCCTCCCGCGAATAGACGCTGTTGGCAAATTGCAGCCGGAAGTCGTAGCGGCCGTCGCGGTCTTCGAGACTCAGAATCGAGCCGCCGTTGTTGACCGGGAACAGGCCGCCCGCATCTTCCTCGGTTACCCGGAAAAACTGATTCGGGCTGGCGAACATGTACTCCAGATCCCAGAAATGGGCCAGCACGACACTCATGTCCTCGCGCAGCACTTTGGTGTCCAGCGAGATCCTGACATTCCCCTCCTCGAGCAACTGCTGGGTCTGAATGCCCGTACGCGGCGCGTTGGGCCGGTCGCTCTGGCGCCCGAGGTGCATATCGCTCATGCCCGTCAGCCGCTCGCCGTAGGCCAGGACGCACTGTTCCTTCCAGGTCGCGATGCCCATGTCGGCATGAATCTGGAACTGGAAGAGATCGTTCTTCGGATCGTTGAGCGGAATGGCCAGGCCTGGCTCGACCTTGAATGTTTCCGGGTCGAAACCGGAAGCCGGCCGGTAGCCGAGCGGAGGATTCATCGCCAGTTGCGACGCCTCGGTGGCCTGGTTGTGGTTGGCTCTCAGCTCGTCCTCGAGGTCGCTGAGCAGTTCCGGCAGGCCTGGCGACCAGTAGGTGCCATCGGCCATCATGGACGACTCGACGAAGGGACGGCGGTTTTTCTTCAGCGGATAAAGCTCGGCCAGGTCCTGCACCCCGATCACCAGCCGCAAATCCCACAGGAAGCGCACGACGAAATCGTGCTGGTGCATGTCCCGTTTGTCGAAGTCCCACTCCGAAGCCGATGGCATTCCGCCGCGCGGCCCCTTCTTGAGTGGGCGCCAGCGCCCGTACCATTCGAGCACCATCACCCACTCGCCCGATGACAGCGGCCGCTGGTACATGATGCCCTCGGCCTCGTCTTTTTCGAGCTTGATTTCCTCGCCTTCGAACTCGCGCTGGGTACCGTGCTGGGCCAGGTTGACGATCGTCTTCCAGTTCTTTTTGATGTTCTGGTAGCGGCCTTCCTCTTCGCCCTGCAGCAGTTGTTCCGGAGTGACCCGGTAGCGCCGGATGACGAAGCTGAAATCGTGGAGCGAGCGGACTTCTTCGGCGGGCACAATGAAGTCGTCGGGCCACATAGGATCGAAGTCCGGGCCCTCGTATTCGGTGACCCGATAACCGCCGTCTTCGTTCGGCTCTTTCAAGTACCCCTTCTGCGTCGCCTGCTCGCTATCCTCGCTGGCCGGCACCACGAAGGTGTCCTTCTTCCACGGTGAGTACGCGACCGAGCGGCCAAACAGGATCTTGCGGTTGATGAACTCGCAAAAGGGCTTGGTCAGCTTCATCGAGTTGAAAACTCGCCAGCTCATGTACTTGGAGATTTTCTTGTCGCGGTGGAAGTTCGAAGGGCCGACCGGGACGGCCACAATCTCGGCATCGTCGCCGAACAGGGAGTCCATCTCCTTGGCCCACTTCGTCATCACGTTCCATCGAACATAGGGCACGGGAACGTTGCTCGCGCTCTCTTCGCCTTGAAACGGCGGATCCACCAGCGCCCGCCAGCGCCGGTAGTGCTGGCGCCACAGGGCCATCCTGCGATTGTGGTCGGCGAGTGCGGCGCGATAGTCGGTCTGGACCTTGTTGCCAATGCGGTCCAGCTCGGCCTGCGGCCACTTCAACTGATAATCGTGTTGGTCCATTACGCCGCCTTTGCCTTGAGGTGTGTGAGGAAGGGCGCGAGCAGCAGCCGCATCACCTGGTAGTAGCGGGCGCACTCGGAACAAGTGCGGCCGCGCTCGCAGCGGCCGTAGCGCTGTTTCGGGATGCGGGCCCGGTGCTCAATGAGATACTCGAGCTGCTCATAGGCTACTTGCGACCGGTCTGCCGGCGCGATCAACTGGAGCCATCTCTGTTTCTGCGCTCTAACGTCGGACACGCACTACTGTCCCCCTAGAGTCTCTTTCGACGGGTTGGCCGTACTTGGCAAGTTTGGGGAACACCGGCGCGTCCGGCAGCCGCGGCCGCGGCATCTTCTCGATCACGACCAGCGCCAGCGCCAGCGCGATCACACAATCGTCGTGACAGCCCTTCTCGTGTTCGGCCTTCCCGTTCGGCTTGATGACGAAGGTGAGCAGCTCGCGCTGCGTAACTGGATCGTGGATACTGATGGCCATCTGCCGCAGGGCTTCGTCGAGCGCGGAAATCAGGATTGGCCGGCTTACCCCGGACGTGTCCCATCCGATCCGGTCGCCGCGCACTTGCGGGTCGCGGTCCGGCGTCACCGGCCGGTGGTAGATCATCGAACTCGGATAATCCGCGTTCAGGATGGCCTCGAGCATTGAGACGCCGCCGCCGCCCGGATTCCGCTCGCCACAGATCTGCGCCAGGTTGTAATAGCGTCCCACTTTGGCGATGTATCGGCCGCTCTCGCCGGGCATCATGCGCGCGCGCAGAACCGCGCACTGCTCTCCGGTGTCTCGATCGAGGACCTGCCCCACCGTCCAATCCGGGTCGGTTTCCGCGCCGCTGCCGTCATTGATGTCCAGGCCCTGCGCGCAGTCGGCGCCGAGGGCGTAAACGCGTCCCTTCTCCGGCCGTCGCCAGATTCGCAAGCTCCCGGTTTCATTCGGCAGAAAGACCAGGCGCTGCTCGCCGGCGCCGATATCGTTCATCTGCAACTCGCCCACCGCCGGGTCGCGCTGGATCGGCATGCGCTGGATATGAGGAATCGAGAACCGGTTCCGGGAGCTGGCGCTAAAGGCGTCCTCGGGTGTCGCCGGATGCTCCCGGTGGAATCGCTGCATGTCGCCATGGAAATCGTTGGCGATCGTCCAGCGCCGCCAGGCGATCTGTTTCAGGTCGAGATTAAAGCGGCCGATCAGCTCGCGCTCTTCCTGCGTGAGCGATTCCTGGAAACGGTCGGGCCGCACCGCAAGCGGCATTCGGTTGAGGGGATGCTCCCACCAGCCCATGAAGAGAAACGCCCACTCTTCACGCCCTTCCATCGCCGCCACGCACATCCGCTGAAACAGGTCCCCGATCGTCTTCGCAGTGCCTTCGATGATCGCTGTGGTCTCTGGGAGCTTGGGCGTGGCCGACATCACAGCCGCCAGCGTGGCGGCCGGGTTCGGGTAGTACGGGAACTCGGAAAAGTGGACGTTCGTGAACCGTGTGCCGCGGCCGAAGTTGATCGTGCCGGCGGTGTGAATCTGGATGTAGCTCGACTTCGGATCTTCATTGTGCTCGAAGTCGATCCGGTCGGAAAGCGCGATTGCCGGGCCCAGGTTGATGGCGTAGTCTTCTTCCCCGGGCGGCGGCGGCTCCTCGGTGAGCCCGAAAGGCAAATAGTTATCGTGGAAACGCTTGTAGATCCGGAAGATGTCCCGGACGGAGTCGTCGGCGTGCGCCATTACGATCGTGTGCACGCCGGCATCGAACGCGGTGGAGTGATAGAACTCCGCCGCCGTGGCCGTGGTGGCCATGATGCGCCGGCTCTTGAGGTAGATGATGCGGACAGGTACGCCGGCCTTTCGCTGTTTGTCGATCGCTTCGCGCAGCCGGAGCTGGCCCGGCTGTAGGATCATCGGCACGAGCTGGCGCCGCTCGTTCTCGACGATGAGCGATTCCCGGCAAAAGCGCGCGTGGTCTGCGAACGCGCGCTGCAGCTCGTCGCACCTCATACCTTGGGCAGGCGGATGAGTAGGATGGCCGCTTCGAGTACGTGGATCTTATCGAGAGGGCAGAGCCGTCTATTGTCTTCGGGTACGAAAGCGTCGAGTGTCTTGAGCGTCGCGGCGGCCGCGTAGGCGATCTGAATCTCGTCCATGCTCAGTTCTTCGCCATGTCCGCTCGCCATAGCAGCAGGGTGAGCGGCCCGAGGTTCACCGCGATGCCAGGCGAGGGAGCCGTCAGCACCGTGAAGCCGAGCAGGAGGCCCCAACAGCACATCCCTTCGAAGTAAAACCGTCCCGGCAAGGAAACCACCCAGAGATTCATGCCGCCCTCCGTTGAACTTCGGCCGCTACTTTCGAGCGCGCGTCCCGTAACTTACCCCTCGCCCACGCAGCGCTTTGGCCGCACCGGTGACCGATCTCCTCGATCGTCTGCCCGCTCAAGGCGATTGTGATGACTCTGCGTTCGTCGCCCGGTAATCGATTCACGACCTCGCCCATCAAGGCCGCTTTTTGCTGCTGGTTGACGAGCTGGTCTGGCAGTGGATTCGGATCAGTCAGAAAGCGGGCTTCCATCTTGCAGGCTGAACGGTCGTTTGTGGAATCGTCCAGCCACTCGTCGATCGAGCTGTGCAGCGTCTCGGTATAGTTCTGCCGGCGATAAGCATCGATCACGGCGCCACGAACCCTCAGAAAGCAGTACTTCGCGAAGTCGCCCCGCGACGGATCCCAACGCCCAGCCGCGTCCACCAGCCCGACTCGCGCGCAGCAGATCATGTCTTCGAGCTCGATGCGGCTGCCATAGCCGCCTTGGCCAGTGCGAGTGAACCGCCGCCAGACATTGCGTGCGATGGTTTCCGCCAGGCCGAGGTGTTCGATGATGAGCTGCTCGCGCTTTTGACGCAACCGCCGTTCGGCCGCCTTGAGGGCGTTCTGGTGAACGTACTCGCGCCACAATCGCCTGGTGAGCCGAATAGCCGCCATCTTACGCCGCCATCCTCTGCGCGCGGCGCTCGGCTTTCACCTGGCGACGCTCGGCTCGAGTACTGCCACGCCTCTCCCGAAACATGAGGCTGATTTTGCGGAGCGACCCATCTTCGGCGACGGTGTAGTTTGTCTTCCCGATCGTGAGTGTTTCACCCGCGTGCGCGGGGCACGTGTGGTACAGGCGACACATTAATGGGGTGTTCACGGCTGTTCCACCACGGCCAGCACTTCGTTCTCGCGCAGGATCACGTACTCGCAGCCGGCGATCTTGATGTCTGTCCCCGTGTACTTTCCGAACAGCACGCGGTCGCCGGGCTTCAGATCGGGGGGAATCAGCACGCCCTTAATTCGCGTGCCTGTGCCGATCGCCGCCACCTCTCCTTCCTGCGGCCTCTCCTGGCTATGTTCGGGCAGGTAGATGGCGCCGATCTTTTCTTCCTTGTGGTTGTTCCGCTTAACCACAACCCGGTCGTACAGTGGACGAATTCTCATTCGGTTGTTCCCTTCCTGTTTTTGGCTATGTCGAGAAACTCCTCCCACGTGATCAGGTTTCTACCTTTGCCTGAGTGCCGACTGTCACTGCTGTCTGAGTCTCCCGCGGCCATCTCGACCAGGTCGCCGAATCGTTCGACCGCGCGCAACTGCGTGAAGTAGTCCGCTTTGGTCTTCTTCTGGGCCGTCATGCCGCGCTCGACCGCCGCGACGGCCTTCTTTGCCAGTCCGCGCAGCTTATCGTGGAAGGGCTCGAGAGCCTGCGCAATGAGGAACCTCGTCTCGGGTTCCTTCGCGATCCGGCGCACATGCCGTTCACTGCACGCCGCCACCTTTGCGATCTTCGCCGCCGGCGCACCAGCGAGGGTGCCGGCCGCGACCACGCGCCGCTTCTTGGCCTGCTCGGTCTTAGTCGTCCGTGGCATCGTGGTATTCACCCAGGAACGTCACCGGGTCGAGACACAGCACCTTCCACACCCCGCCGCATGGGCATCTCAGTACCGGTTCCCGATCCCGGCGATCGGCGAGTAGATCGCGTCGACAGTCGGGACAGAAAACGCTGACTTTTGGACACCACTCGGCGTGTTTTTTCGTTCCGAACACACAAGCATCGCAGCACAGCTCCGGATCAGGTCTGTACGGCAGGGAGGTGATCTCCGCCATTACGCCGCCTTGGGAAGCTGCCTCTGCTGGGGCCGAGTTTCCACGGGCTCGCCGATGATCCGGGGCCCGTCAAACGACTCCTCGATGAAGCTCCCCATCTCCTCGGGATTCAATGGGCACTTATCGAGAGCCGCGAGCGTTGGGGTGAAGTGCTCGACGATCCAAGCCGTTCCCAACTTCTTGAGCAGGGCGGGAATTTTGATCAGCCTGCGGCTCTTCTTGCGCGCGCTGATCGGCAGAGTATAGTTTCTGCCGACTGCCAGAATGCGTTCTTCGGCCGGCTGCTTCTCAAACCAGCTTTGAATCTCGGCCTGAAGAGCCTGGAAAGCGGCCGCGTCGGGATTTGCGGCGGGGCGCCAGGCGGCAACTCGGGATCTTAATCGAACGTACTCGTCGATTTTGGCTCGCCGATCGGGAGAGAGTTTAGGTATGATCACTTTTTCTCCTTCGGTGCTCGCCGGAGCCAGTTCTCGTTGAAGTGTCCGCCGATGCTTTCGGCTTGAGTGAGCGCCTGGTACTTCCCAGGCTCCACGTCTTCGAAGTCGTATACGCGCCCGTTGGCCATCTGAATTCGGGCAGTTTTGCTCGCGGCATCGTAACCGTGAGCGAAGATGGCCTTGGAAACGCACGGCGTCATCTCGATTTCAATGGGGGGAGGCATCTACGGGCAGTATGAATCCCGTTGGCTAAGGCGACTATGTGCAAAATCGTCCTTTTCGGGTAAACTACTCCTATATGAGTAACTTACTCGCCTTCCCCCCGAGGCGGGTCCGGTGACGACCCGCTTCACGCGGCGCGATCGGCTCATACTGGCCATGCTGTGCCAGGGTATGGACGCCAAGGAAGTGGCCGCACGGCTCGAGATCGCCCTGCGGACTGCCCACAAGCACATCCGCACCCTATACCGAAGGGCCGCCGTGGCCGGTGCTCACCAGCTTGTTCTCTACGTCATGCAGCAGCCCGATGCACTTCGCCCAGGTTGCGACTGCCAGCAGGGTATTCACTTGCCGGGTTCCGATTCCTGCCCCTACTGCCAAGTCATGCAAAAAGCGGCGTGAGCGCGCTTGCGCTTCAATGTAGCCACACGTGACTACTCGCTCCTTGTCGGTTCCGACAGATTGGTTGAGTGTCTCGTCCGTCGTCGTCGACGTCGCATGCTTCGGACGACGACGACGACGAACACAGAAAGTTCTGACAGCATCGAAGCACACTTTCAGCCCGGCGCAGCCCTTTCTCTTCAAAGATATTCAATACGCTAGGCTGGGAGGGCTACATTCGAGGTTATTTTTGTGTGTTTGTAATCACTTAGGTGTAGCCCCCCCACGGCTACGTCGAGGTAGCCTTGGGGGGGCTACGTGATGAAAATAAACTTGCAACACAGCTTGTAATAAGTTACGATTTCACTCAATGAGCGAGATGTACACCGAGGAAGAGATCCGAAAGGCCCGAAAGATTGTTGGCACGGTTATGGCCGCGCAGTCGCAGAAGACCCTCAAGGAGCGCTTCACGGCGAAACAGATCTCGGCAATGAGGTCGGCGGCCGCCAAGGCTCGGTGGGCTCGTGTGTCGAAGGAAGCCAAGAGCGCACATGGAAAGAAGATGGCCAAAGCGCACTGGGAAGACCAACCAAAGCGTAAGAAAAAGAGTCCTGCCAATGTTCCACCAAGGGTGTAAGTTTACCGTCTGGGAACAGGCCCGTCGGGCCTATGCAACACATTTTCTGGAGTAGACGCATGGCCCGAATCGCCGGAAGACCACCGAAACGTCGTCCAATAGCGCAGATTTTCGCTGCATCGGACTCCGAGGAGCATCCGCATGCAGTGTGTTGCTACTGCGGCCTCGTCGTAGAGCAAAGACGAGAGTCTCAGGCTGAGGATTGGGCCAGGTTCGTACGCCATATGGACGAGACCCCGGAAATCGCCGTCCGACACCAGATGTACTCGTCGGGCGCCGGCAATCGCAAGCGCACTCGCCGGCGGCCGGCGGATGGAGGTCGCGCGTGAAGACCACTACCTGGGCCGCCCTCGCGGTTTCCTCCTTAGTTGTGCTGTTCTCCCTCTGCGTGCTCGCTGCGACGTTACCGACCCGGACGGATACCGACATCGAAATCCTCCAACGCAGAGCCAGCGAATTGGAGAGTCGTGTGATGGTTCTCGAGAAAAGGGTGGACGCGCTGGAGGCGAGGCGATGACATCCACCGCTCGCAAACCCGCGAAGACCACCCGCACAGCCAGGGCGACGGACCAGCCCGGCGTTTACGACTGGCTCGAGCGCGCCGGCCTGGAGCGGAAGGATATTCTTACGGGGAGCAAGCTCACGCTGCTGGCGCTCACTCGTCCCCAGATCTTCGATCTGAAGGTGAACATCATCGGCGTGCTCCTCGCTCAGGCTCACGGATACAACTCGGAACTCGCCGTCGTGATGCGCAAGCTTAGGAAAGGGGAGAGCGCCGCCATCAGCAAGCGGGTCGTCCGGCTGTACAAGCCCAACACTCCGGACGCTCCCGTACTTTGCACGGAAGTCATGACCACGGCCGCGCTCGCCCTGAAGCTGAAAGCGGCGGCATTGGCAGCTTACGCGGAGTCGGGCGTAGTCCCCAACGCGGAGCAACTCGACGGCATCAACTACACGCCCTCAGCTCGACGCCAGCATCTGCGGCGCGCCTTGGAGACGCTGGAGAACGACGGACTGATTGAGCGGGCGCGACTCGAGTGTCTGCCTCGACAACTCGCCGGACTCAGCTACGACCAAGCCGTCGAAACGTGCCTTCTGACTCCGCTCTGGAGGCTGAAGCCCGCAGAGAAAATCCGGCTCGGGTCTGCCGGTGGTGGGCGCATTGGAATCTTCCTGCTGGCCCGCCCAAAACCAGCCAAGACGTTTGGCATTAATGTAGCCATGCATGGCTACATTAACGACTCTAAGTCCTCTGAAATCAACGAGGCTTTCCAGCAAATTCTACCTTTTCTGGCGCGAGCGGACCGTGCGTTGGCGCCAGTGGTAGCCGCCCATCCGGACACGGCTGCAGCTCTCGAAGCCTTCGCAAAGGCCAGGGCGGAATTGCAGCAGACCGTGGATCGCCTGGTCGAGCTGCAACATGAGGCTGCGCGGGTGGGTAAACCCGCGCTAACGTCAGCCGCAGCACCGCCCGCAGCTGAGGCCTCGCCACACGAGGCGGCAGAGCAGGCGCCCGCGCTCCAACCCGCGGTTGAAGACGCCCGCCCTGTCGCCTCTCCAGTTCATCGACCTTCGGCGGCCGTAAATCCCAAAGGAAGCGAGGACCAGACGGGTCGAACTTCAGCGGGAGATACCGGTCGGACGCGAACCTCTGCTTCCCCTACGGCCGCCGAACCACTCATCACCGAAACGGAAGTCTCTGTCGTACTCGATGCCATGCTGCCGTTCTGCCCCTGCGGATGCGGTGTGAAGATCGTGCGCGAGCTTATTCTGCGCTGCCGGGAACTTTCGCCCGGCTGCACTGCAGTCGAGATCGCCGAGGCTGTGCGAGCCAAAGGCCCCATGGCGAAGCAGAAGGGGAACCCGCCTGGCTTCCTGCGGGTTGCGGTACCCGAGTTATTTGAAGGGCCGGCAGCGTCGCAGTGGCGATCGCGGGTACTTCACCGAGAATCTCAGGACGCGGCCGAGGCACGCCGCGCAGATGAACAGCAGCGGGCGATGCTAACCGCG